AAACACCGATCGCCTCGTTAAGCGTATACTGCGGAGCGGGGATCATCGGTTCACATCAATCTATTGACGGTCGTTTCCACCGAGGTTTGCAAAGCGGCGTCGGTGATGGCGGAACCATCCTGCTGCACTTGAGCATCCATCACGACTGGCGGCGTGGTCTGTTGCGCCACCGTATCGGGTGCCGTTGTGGTATTCTGCGCCCAGCGCAGCCGCGTATTGTGCGCTGGGACCGTCGTGGCCTCGTTCAAAATGAAATCGGCATATTTCAAGCATGCCACCTTGACGCGACTGACGAAGGTCGGATCCTTCATCAGTTCCGCCGATTGTTCGTAGGTCAGTGCCATTGCTGCATTCTCCTTTAACTTATGCACAGCTCGGTGATGACGACGAGGCCGGACGAGCCCAGACCGCCGCTTGGGGTGGCGCCAGAATTGTTGGTACTTGCACCGCCGCCGCCGCTGCCGTAGTTGCTCGCGGCTACACCGCCAAGAAAACTTGCATTAGCCGGCCAACCTTGGTTGGCGGCGCCGCCGCCAAAGTAACTGCTACCGCCGTTGCCTAAACTTGCAGGCAGCGATGCACTGAAAAGACCGCCGCCACTGCCGGGCGATCCCGCCGCGACGATGTCACCGGTGCCCGTGGGAGCGCCCGCACCGCCAACATGCCACGCCGCCGCCGCCGGCGCCCCCTTGCCGATGCACAAACTTCCCACGCTGCTATCGCCACCCGCACCACCAACGCCGCCCGCACCACCCGCCAAACCGGCCGCGCCGATGGTGACCGTCTTCGAGGCACCGATATCGGCAGCGGTCGCGAGCTTGCGCGAGTAGCCGCCCGAACCGCCGCCGCCAGCAATCAGAATGTTAGTCCCCGCACCAGGGGAAGAATTCCCCCCTGCACCACCTCCGCAACATTCGATGACACAACTCACCATGCCTGATGTCGGCGTGTAGGTGCCAGACGCCGTGAACTTCTGGATCACCTGCGTGATCGCAACGCCCTTGATGGTGGTCGCCGTCACCCATTGCGCCAACTTGCCGGCGGTTGGAGTGCCACTGTTGCTGACGTAGCCCGACAGATCGATCGACAGCGCGCCGGTGCCGGAATTGAACGACAGCGGCGGGCTCGCCGACACAACGCCGGGCGGACCTTGTGGCCCCGATGTTCCCGGTGGTCCTTGCGCGCCGGTTGCACCGGCTGGGCCTTGTGCTCCATCGGCACCGGGATCGCCTTGTGGACCGGCCGGGCCAGTCGCACCAGGAGCGCCGTCCGCGCCTGCAGGCCCCGGTGGACCTGCTGGGCCGGGCGGACCTTCCGGCCCGGGCGGCCCGACTATGCCTTCGCCGTCGCCCCCGCCGCCGCTGACAATGACCGCGGCCGTGACTGTAACGAGGATGCGATCGTGCGGCAGATTCCCGCCCGATGCCGTAACAGCGACGCCAAATTCCCAGTAGGTCTGCTTGTCGACCGGATCGCTGATTACATCCAGCTTCAGATAATTGGTGTTGTCGTTCTTATCCTGCAGGATAAAGCGCGAGCCAGCAGTTGCGGCCGATAGCAGTTGCTTGATATTGATTCCCGAGGCCGTGGTATGGCTGGCCCAGAGCTTTGTCGCCGCCGCTTGTGGCTGATCAAGACGGATTTCACCGGACGCGGGCGGCTCGGCAGTGCTGGTGTTGAAGACATATTCGATTGCGGCGCCGACCGAAGCTGCCTTGGCAACGCCCTCATAAAGTTCGGTGAAATTCAGGTTGCATTTGTAGAACGCCGCTTGCGCGCCCTCGGTCTGCAACGCATTGATGTTGATGATCTGCTGCGTCATTTGTCGAGCGGCGGCGATTCATGCAGCAGACGGATTGCGTTTGCGACCTGTTCGGCAAGCTCGGGCGGCAACACCGCTGCCTTGGCGACCGTCTCGGTCACGCACTGCCGTACAATCGGCACCGTAGCCTTAGCCAGCGCGGCCATTTCCTGATCCGTCATCATGCGACCTCGCTATACTCGAGGGCCAGCGCATCGGTGAATTTCTGCGTGATGGCGGCGAGCTTTTGCGCATCAGGTTCCGGCGGCGGGTCTTCCTCGCCATCGGCCGCAGTCGCATCGGGCTGCGGCGGTGGTGCTGGCGGCGTGGCCGGCGCGAACGGATCGTCCTGCGCGTCACGTTTGGCGAGCGCGGCCAAGCTGTAGTTCTGTTGTTGCAGGTAGGGTGAGGCACCGCCCGCGACTGGCTTCAGGTCGAGCTTGCCGCGGCCCTCGTTCGGCGACATCACGCCGGCGCCGACGGCATCACGGATGGCGGTGACCTGGGTCACTGTATCCATGCGCAGCAGGTTGTCGGTGTCGAACTCGGTGCCGAGACCCTCGCCCCAGCCGATGCCGAGCGCGGCGTCGAGCAATTCCTCGATTTCCTCGATGTGCGACTGCAGTGCTTGACTGTAGTACTCGACGTTCAGCGCCTGCACGTTGTTGTATGTTGGCAGCACGCCGACGCCGACCTTGTATGGGGGCACATGGTAGACGCTGCAGACGACCTCGGCCGACCATTTGAGCTGCTCGATCATCTGCCCTTCGACGTTGGTCATGGCCATCTTCTCGTACTTCATGCCGCCGGACAGCACCGCGACACGGCCGAGATTGACGCGCGAAAACCGCTGCTCCCATTCTTCCTTGATGCGTTTTTCCTGCACGTCGTCGATCTCGCCCGGCGTGGTCAGCAGGCCGCCGGGCACTGATGCATTCTCGAACAGCAGCGCCGAGGTCTTTTGCGCGTTGAGGCCGAGCATCGAGGCCAGCCCCGAGGCGAACACCGGCGGCGTCCCGACCAGCGGGTGAAACAAGCAGTTGAAGCGATCGTGGATGATTTCGCGCGCCGGCACGATGATGTCGTCGATGTCGGCCAGGTTGTCGCTGCTCAAGCGGTAGAACACGCTGCCGTCGTCGGCCACCAGCGGCTGCACCCGCGTCGGATCGAGCACATGCAGCGCGGTCACCACCTGGCGGTTATCGCGCACCTTGAGCACATAGGTATTGCCGCGCGAGAGTTTCGACAGCACCCAGGATTCCCAGAACTGATTCCTGGTTTGATAATCATTGGGCCGCCGCAGCACCGGGGAAAATGCCGGGTTGGTGGTCTCCGACCAGATGTCGTTCTTGTCCTTCTCGGCGAGCTTCACCCGCAGTTTGCCGATGTCGCGGGCGATCAAGGTCTTGCAGGCGAAGTCGGCGTGAAACGATGCCGCGGTGTCGACATTGATTTCGAGGTTGCGCTGCCACGCGCCGGTGAACGGCTCGCGCACGATCGGATACCAGCCGCCGCGGCCTTCCGGCACCGAGTTGAGCGCCTTTTGCTTCTCGCCGGTAAACGGAATCGGCAGGCCGAAGATGCGCATCAGCCCCTCGCCCGGCCGATTTCATAGTTCAATCGCGCCACGCCCCAACGGCCGTCGACGTCGATGCCGAGCTGCGTGGCTTCCATGCGCAGCCGCTCGATGTCGTTGGTCGGCTCGGCGGCAGGCTCGGGTTCGGCGACAACCTTGGCCGGCGCCGCCTTGTCGGCAAAGCGCGCCTTCCTGCTCGCCACCAGCGCAATTGCATGCCGCGGCGGCGCCTCGTAATCCTCGCCGGCGGTCAAGTGCCGGGTGCCGTACTTGTGCGGCTTGATCGCCGTCAACGAGCGCGTTTTCATCGGCTGTCTCTTCTGAAAAAACGGGGTGGGCGAGGAGGCCACCCACCCCCAGGCGCGAGAAAGACTCAGGCGGTGTGAACGGGTCCGCCCCAGTCAGCGCTGGTGAGATACGCGACCGACTGCGTCCTGCCGCGCATCCAGTTGATGATCCGCTCGGCGCGAATCGCCACAGTGTTCGTTTGGAACATGCTGACCAGCGACGTTGCGCCGGTCGGCGTGCCCGAGTTGTGTGCCGGCGCGTCCGACATTTCCAGCGAAGCCTCGCGGCTGGCGTCGATGGCGATCTCACCGTCGTCGGCCACGAAGATGTCGGAGGCATTGACCAGGACGACGATGTTCATCGCCTTGGTGATGTAGTCGCTGGCGATCACCGGCATGCCGCTGAGCGTGCCGCCGGTCATCGACATGCTGGGGAATTCCGACTGGCCGAGCGGGTTGGTCATCATCGCCAGCGCGACCGCGTTGTTCGATGACATGATCCACACCCCGGACGACACCGGGTTATTGGCCGCGGCAAACTTGGCGTAGAGCGAGCGGATATCGAGCCGGATGTCATCGGCATCGTCACCGGACGACACCACCGTGGCGGCGCCGTTGGTAATCGAGGCCGGCGAGACACCGGCCACCGCCGTCTTGGCCGGATCAATGAAGTCGATGTCGAGACGCTCGCGCAACGCCGCCGCCAGACTGTCGCGCACGATCAGATCCGACTTCGGGTTGCTGAACTTAATACTTTCATCCGTGAGCGCGCAGATGTTCGCCACTTTCGTCGGCGGCAGGGTCGTGCGCGCGAAGTTGAACGAGGTGAGCGGCTTCGCTTTCCCCTCACCGACCCAGTAGCCGGCACCGCCGCCGGTCTGCGTGACGATCGGCGTGTTGAACATCACCGAGCGCAACGCCGGCACGCCGCCGACGCCGAAGCGACCAATGATCGTCTGCGGCCGCAGGTACTCGAGGAACGCGGCAACCGCGCCGCTTTCCGTGCTGTATAGATTGGCCGCCCAGTTGCCGCTGACGGTGGTGCCGGCCGGCACGTTGGCCTTGAACTCGCCGACGATGGCACTGTCGGAGCCGTACATTTCCGCTGCGATGTCGGCGGCGGGGCGGAAGATCTTCTGCGACAGCGCCAGGCATTTGACCTTCTGGGCAAACAATTGCCCCGGCTCCATCTTCGGCTGCGGCTTGACGATGATCGATCCGCCGCGCGCCGCGGCGCCGTCGTGCTGCGTCTCGGCCTTGATCACTGGCCTAGCCGCGAACGCCTTCGCCTGCTCGATCTTGCGCAGCCTCACGAGGTCCTTGTCGAGGGCCTCGACCTCGCTGGAAAGGTTGTCGAACTCGTCCTGCTCGCCCGCGTCCGAGGTGCGATCCTCGTCGAGACTCTTCTGCATCACGGCTTCCATGCGCGATGCGCTGGCGGATCGCTTGGCTTCCAAGGCTGTAATTTGTTCGGCAATGGTTTTCATATCGCCCTCCTGGGCGGACTTCCGTTGAGGATGTCCCGAGGCGCCGGGCGGGTTGAGGTGAACGACACGACGCGGCATCGCTTGGCCAGACGCGGCCCGCTGCGCGGTGTCGATCGATTTCACGGTGGCGATGGTGCATTCGGAGTTCGCCGGAATGGTCACGGCCGACAGCTCCAGAAAGTCCCACTTGATAAAACGGATTCCTTTGGTCTCGGTGATGAACTCATGCTCGATCGGCTTGAACCCGATCGACAGGCCGGGGACGAGGC